GTCCAGCGACAGCCGCGTCAGCCGATAGACGTTCTGATTCTCCACGCCCACCAGGTAGATCGTGTCGCCGCTTTGCACCGCCCGGACCTCGTCGGGGTCGATGTCCACCAGCGCGGTACCGTCCGGCACGATCGCGGGGTTGAACGTACCGCCGGGGAAAAACGCGAGCCTCGAGGAGTGCAGCGACGTTGCCGGCGGAACGTCGGTGCTGCGCTTGTAGAACGCGATGAGCACCGTGTCGTCGTCGGACATCTGGAAAGTGAAGAACGACACCGCCGTTATCGTGGCGGGCTCCGAGACGGGAAGCTGCGCCACGTGCTGGGTCCCGGGTCGGTTCTTCAGCGACCCAAACGGGGTCACGTAGAAGTTGAGCAGGGTCCGCGCCCCCGCCCCATACTTCGCCAGGTCCGTACGCCCCCAAAGCCCGGGAGCGAACTCCCCGCCGGCGAAGGAGACTTGACGGACCGCGACCATTGCTTAGCTCCGCACCACCACCGAGGGCGTCGTTTGTGGTTGGTCCTGCACCTGGTTGTTGAAGTCGTTGGCGGCGGCGAAGGCGATGGCGCGGTCGTAGGCTTGCAGCGCTGCCTGGGCGAGGCGGGTGTCTTTCTTGATGCCCAGGGCGAGCTCGGCGGCGAGACGCCAGGCCACGGCCGACGTGAACTGCCCCGACCAACGGCCGATGTAGGTCACGTACGCGACGTACTCGAGCACGTCGAAGTCGTCGGCCTCGAGGTCGGTCAGCAAGACACCGGTCTCGCCGTCGGCGTGCAGTTGAATCTCGAAGACGTAGCGCGCATCTCGCGTGAGCTTGCCCACGCGATCCCCCTCGTTGAGCAGCGCAATCGGCTTGGCGCAGTCGGCGGGCAGCTGGTAGCCGTAGTCCCAGCCGGTTCGGTAGTCGGCGCCCAGGGAGGTGAGGGCGGCTTGGGTTGTGGCGAAAGGCCACTGCACCGCCTCGAAGGTTGCGTTGACGATGGTGTCCCAACAGACTCGGCACACCTGGGCGCTCGGATCGTCGGCGGTCTCGGATTCGATAAAGTCCGTGTCGCCTACCCTGCTTTGCGCCAGGTTCCAGACTTCAACTTTGCTCGTGGGCACGTCACACCTCGAAGGTCGGGGCGGGGGCGGGCCGAATCGCCCCCGCCCGTTCCTTGGTGATGGCTAGAGACTGTCGGATGCTCGAGCGCTCCCCCTGGGTTGGTCGGCGCCGGCGGCGCCGTGGCCGGTAGCCTCGGGTGCATTCATCTCGCTCGCGGCTCTTTTGGCGCTCTTGACCGCCGGTGCCTGCGATGCGCGGCGGCGCGCTTCGGTCATTGCCTGTGCGTGGGCGTCGCCCTCAGGCTCGTTGATCGCGTTGATCTTGCCGGTTGCCAGCTCCTTCGCCCACAGGCTCGACAGGAGCTCGTAGCCCTCCATGTCCACCGGGATGAGCTTGGGGTTTGGCCGCTCGCCCTCAACGGTGTCGGCGTCGGGCCAGAAGAACTGTTGCCCGGGCCGGATGAGCCCAATGCTCGCGCGCTGGACGCCAGGCGCCATCTCCATCGGCACGATGAACTTGTAGACCGTCGGGAGGTCTTTCTCTTCGACCTTCGGTTTTCTCTTTGCCATCTGAAATTCCTCACTGGTGGAAAAGAAGAGCCCGGGGCCGCTTGCACGACCCCGAGGCTCAGGTTCCTAGATGATGTTGGCGGCGTTGGCCGGGACCGAGTCCGTAGCCTTCTGCAGCCAGATTTTCAGCAAGCCCGCGGTGGGCGTGGTTCCGTTGGTGGTGACCTTCGCGGTCAGGTACCGGAGCGTCGAGGTGACTTGCCCGGGGTTGATGGTCCCCAGGCGTCGCACGCCGAGCGCTGTGGTGAGCACCGCAGCGAGATACGTTGCGGAAAGCACCACAGCCTCGCTGCCGCCCGCGCCGTCTGTGTCGGCGACAACCGCAATCACGTAGGACGTGCCCACGTCACTGTCGGCGCCAACCACCTGAAAGAACACGTCCAGCGGCACGCCGATCGCCGGGTCGCGCCCGGTGGCCTGCATGTCGTAGGGCCGAGAGCCATACTCGCTGTTCGTGTCGGTTGCATTGAAGAGCTGACCCCCCGCTGCGGAGAGCTCCATTTCGAGGTCGAGAATCATTTTCCTCTCCTTCCTTGGTTAGCTCACGAGGCTTTCAGCCTGCGAGACTTGGTCCATGGCGCGGATCGGATCGCCCTTGAAGTGCAACATTTTCTCGCCCTGGTACTCCTGGTACGAGAACCACACGTTGCTCTTGCGCTCCACCTGGAGCTCATAGGCCGACACGATGTCACGGCTGGTGTACCAGACACGCTGGTGCCCGGCCTTCGGAGGGAGCCGGTTGCTCATCGGGATGAGCGACTCCTTGATGAAGGTCGAGGTATCGGCGAGAGCCTGGCTCACGTCGATGTTGCACAAGCGGCTGATGCGCCGGGGGTCCTCCACCGCCATGCCGATGCACCACGTGTAGGTGGTGACGAAGGCGGGGAAGCTGTTGGAGCTCACGTCGTTGACGAGCTGCAGCCCCAAGTCCCTGGTCTCGATGCCCGCCAGTCCACCGTCTTTCGGGTAGATGATGTGAGCACCGCGCGGCCCCCAGTCCACCCCGTACATCGAGGTGTAGTCGCTGCCCGTCGGCGAACCGTGGTGAGCAACGACCTGGGAGCCGGTGATGGCCGTGGCAAGAGTCGTCAGACGTGGCTGCAGGCCCGTGAACTCCGCCGGAGCGGTGAGCTCGTTGCCGTACAGGAAGGTCTGCGCGATCTCCTGGCCCATGGCCTCGACAAAGGCCATGTCTTCGTTGTCGCGGAAGGCGTTGAACTTCGACGCGCCGATGACCTTGACCATCTTTGCGTCCACCTCCGACATCCCGGTCAGGATGCCGATGGTGTCGACCCGTTGCTCGGTGGTGCTGAGCGAGCGGGTGTAACCTTCGTTGATCCGAGTGAAAGCCACCGCGGGCAGCGAACTGCGCATGGTGACCTTGTGCCCAAACTGCGCATTCGACGGGTACGCCGGTGCGTCCTGCAGCATGGGGTTCATTTGGTTGAGCACCTCCACGACCATCGCGATGTCCCCGTTGGGATCCTGTTGCGTCGCGATGTCGAGCAAGGTGGGTCTATCGAGAGCCGACATTGCTTTCTCCTAAAAGCGCTCCCGCTTCACTCCGGTACGTTCGCGTAATCCGAATTGCGGTAGCGATGCTGTAACGCAGCCTCCCGCGACGCGGGCCTTGTTCCCGCAGGCGCAGACGGTGCGTCGGTGTTGTCTTCTGAAAGACCAGCACCGAAACGCGCGGCGAACTTGATGATCTCGGGGTGGTTGCCGAGCCCCGTCTGCTCCAAAAGAGCAGTCAGCGCAGGGCTTCCCCCCATCACCAGGCCTCGCTTTGCGTTGGCGATGGTCGCCTCAAACTTCTGGCCCCCAAAGTCGGGGTCTGACTTGATGCTGTCCACCCACTGGGCAGCCAACTGTTTGGACGCATCCGCCGCGGCGGCCTGCGCCTGCTGCTGCTGCTCGGCATACCAACCCGCCAGCTTGGAGGCCTTCTCGGAATCCAATCCGAGCTCAGCCGCCACAGGGCGGAAGGCGTCGAGCACGCCTTTGTCTACTTCGACACCTTCGGGGAGGGTGATCTCGAGGTCGGCACCAGCGGCTGTCTTGTCGCTGTCCGCCTTGTGGGCATCCCCCAAAAGTGTCGGTTCCGTCGTCGACGGTTTCCCGCCGGCGTCGGTATTTGCATCAGCCGCACTCGGCGCGGTGCTCCCATCCCCGGGCGGCGTCGCCGCGGGGGTGGCCGGAGTCGTCGCCGGCGCTGCCGCCGGAGTCGCTTCCGGTGTGGCTGCAGAAGCCGCGGGGCTCGCTGCGGCCGGGGCCGGTGTGGTTGCTGAACTGCTACCCATGGTTTTCTCCCTCGGCCATCTTCTGGCGCTTGAAGTGGAAATCACGCTCGCGGTTTGCGGCTTCACCCAGCAGCGCGAGCCACAGCTGGGGAAACTCCCGCCGAGCTTCATCGGCGAGAGTGAGGGCGAGCTCGCGCCGGCCCTCGTTGGCGGCGGTGAGCTGAGCCATCGCCACCCCATCCTTGATGCCGCCTTCGAGGCTGAGGCTGTCGAGCTTGCCCAGGTCGTAGATGAGCCGGTGCACGAAGCGGCGCCCTGACTCGGTCCCCATGATGGCCCCGAGGTCCTCGCGCCTCATCGCGGCGGTTTGCTCTTCCTGCTCTTTTTGCCACTGCAGCAGGTCGGCGTTTGTCAGCTGTCCCCGGTTCACTGCAGACCCCCAGCCGCCAGCGGCGCCACCATGCCCGCCACCTGCTCGAGGTTGGTGGCGTCGGCCGAGCCCAGATCTCGAACGCCCCGGGCTGCCACAGACATCGCCTCACCGGTCTGTGCCGCTTGCTCGCGCTCGGCGCGGGCCTGGCGCAGGGCGCGCAGCTTGTCCTCGGCGCGGACGATGTCGGGCTTGACGCCGAGCACGTCGGCGAGCTCGTCCACGATGGCGTCGGCGTCGAGCTTGTCGGTGACCTCGGGGTGCGTCGCGGCGAGCTGCTGGATCGCGGCGATGAGCTCTTGAAGCCCCGCCATCGCCGTGAGCTTTTGGGCTTGGTGCATGATGGAGATAAACTCGACCTTGATCCCGTCGTCGCCCACTGCATCGATGAGCTCTTGCGGCGCCTCGGGGATCCTGCCCATGCGCTCGAGCAGTGCGTATGTCCGGTTGATGACGGGCTCGAGCAACCCGTTGTTGAGTCCTTCGAGCAGTGGCCCGAGTTGCAGCATCACCTCCTGGCGCGTCGCCCGGACTTCCTCGGCGGTGGGGCGCTCGGAGCGAGGATCGCTGAGCAGCGCGAGCCACAGGTCGACGAAGAAGGCGCGCTCCACGCGAACCTCGTGGCGCTGGATGTCGCTGAGGGTCGCGTTGATTGCCTGGGGCTCCACCTTCATCGCCGGCTCGAACTTCTGTTGGCTGGCGTCGGCGGTGTAGGTGATATCCGCCGGGAGCAGCGAGGCGCGTGCGCCCTTGAGACTCTTGGGGGCGCGCATCGGGGGCTCGGCGGTCTTGTCCACCAACATCGCCAATGCACGCTCGCGGTGCTGCAGGCTCTTGCAGTCGCCGAGGGCCTCCCACCCCGGGGACCCACGCCCGTACGTCTCGCCCGCAGGCACCGAAGTCCGCGGCACCATGACCGGGAACTCCCGATAGCCGCCCTTGCGCAAGAACTCGTTACCGGGGGCGGTGCGCTCCCACCACGCCGACAGCCACGGCATGCCCTCGGGGCCGAGCGCGCCCTCGCGCGGCTCCGGGTTGGGGTAGATGGCGTGCACCACGTCGTAGACCGTGCCCCACCGTTTGGCGTCGTAGTCCGCGCGCACCTTCGGGCCGACGTTGTCCTGGCCGAACTTGTCGACGAGCTGCTTCACCGTCATGGGCCGCTGGTGAAAGAATGTGTCCACCTCGCCGTTTGCGTTCACATCGATCCACCACTCGCCGATCGTGAACGTCTCGAAGCGCAGCCGCCCGGCCATCTCTTCCTCGATCATCGCGGCATTGCCGATGAGCCCGAGGTCGCGGTAGATGCCCTCGGCGAGGGCGAGGTAGAAACCCGACTTGGCCAACACCTCGCGCATCACCCGCTCGACGGAATCGAGCCACGCGCGCACCGCATGTTTCTCGGCGAGCTCGCGGTCGCCGGTTGTGAGCCGGAACCAAATCCGCGAGGGGCTGGTGACCCCAGCGATCATGCCGGCCGCGAAGATGCGCAGGGCGCGCGGCGGCGTCGAGGAGATGTGCTCGGGGTCGCGCACCTTGCCCTTGTTGAACTCGGCATCGTACCAGCGCAGCCGGTAGGGGAGCACGTACTCCCCGATTGCCTTCCAGCCTGGCTCGTGGGTGAGCCGGACTTTCTTGAGCCGCTCGAGGTGAGCGGTGAGGCGCTGGCGTTCGGTGCTCAATTACGCCACCCGGTAACCGAAGACCTCGACGAGGCACGCGGGGCAGTCGGCGCCGGTTGAGGCGTTCGCCACCCGGAGAGTCCCGGCCGCGGCGATGTCGCGTTGGGCGTCGTCCACCTCGGCGTTGTTGAATACGGCCTTGTCCGCGCCGGCCGAAATGTCGATGGCGTCGGTGATGGCGGTGGCGCCGTTCTGCACCGTGATCAACGATCCGGCAGTGCCAGCCGCTTGCAGCGTGACTTTCGCGTGCGAGAAACGGAATTTGTAATCCAGGGCCACGTCGGTGTTGGCGTCGGCGCCACCTGCGACAGCCACCGAGTGGCACAGGACAATCCCGGGGGTCGTAGCCACGTCCGCCAGCACCGCGGCGTGGGCGCCGGTCAGGCTCGAGACGGTCGGTGTGGTGTCGGTCTTGCCCTGCCCGGTGGAGGTCAGGACCTGATAGCCCTTGCCGTCCTCGTAGACCAGCACATCGCCGGCGGCGAGAGTGAACACGCCAAGCTGTGCATCGGGGTCGCTGCCCGAGTCGGTGATGTCGACGGTGAGCGCGATTGCGGTGTCGTCGAGGTTGTGCACGACAAACTTTTTCACCTTGCGAAGGACGTTTGCCGCACCCGCGACCAGACTAATCGCGGTGGCATCCGGCAGCGTGTCAGTCAATGAGTCCATGCCCTGCAGCGTCGTTCCGTCGGAGCTGTAGGTTTCCCACGCCGCGTAGACCTCGGGGTCGGTCGTGTTGGGGCTGCCCGCGAGCTTGAGCTTGAGGGCTTGGGTTGAGCTGGTCAGAAGCATCGGAAGATCTCCCTATTGACCGAGAAG